GAGTTAGAGGCAAAGGGTACAGGACATCTAACTGTTCGTGGTAATACCAATGCAGGTGCAATACAATTTAACTGTGAAAGTAATAGTCATGGTCAAATTGTACAATCACAACCTCACTCTGCTAGTGTAACTAATACTATGCTATTACCTGCAGGTTCTAGTTCTACTCTTGTGTCGCTTGTATCAACAGATACACTAACAAATAAAACTTTAACATCTCCTAAAATTAATGAAGATGTAGCAGTCACTGCAACGGCTACAGAGCTAAATGTGTTAGACGGTATTACTGCAGTAGTAGGAGAACTTAATGCACTTGACATAGGTTCAACAGCAGTTGGTACAGCAGTAGCATCTAAGGCTGTTATACTTGATTCAGATAAAGATTATACAGGCATACGTAACTTTACTATAACAGGTAATTTATCTGTTGGTGGTACTACTACAGTTGTAAATACAGTTACAATGAACGCAGCTAATGCTGTTGTATTTGAAGGTGCTACAGCAGATGCACATGAGACTACTCTTACTATTGTTGATCCTACAGCAGACCGTACTATTAATCTACCTAATCAAAGTGGTACAATACCTGTACTAGCTGCAGCAAGTAACACTGCAATTACTTCTACACCAGCAGAGTTAAATATTTTAGACGGTGTAACTTCTACGGCAACAGAACTTAACTTAATAGATGGTTCTTCTGCAGGAACAATAGTAAATAGTAAGGCAGTGATTTATGGATCATCTGGGGAAGTAAATGCAACAACACTACAAATAGCTGGTACATCTATTACTTCCACTGCTGCAGAACTAAACATACTTGACGGTGTAACTGCTACTGCCTCAGAGTTAAATTTACTAGATGGTGGCACTTCTGTTGGTAGTTCAATAACAGTAGCAGATGCTGATGGTTTTGTAGTTAATGATGGTGGAACAATGAAGACTATTCCAGCAACAGATGTAAAAACTTATGCTGCTGGCAGTGCTGCAACTAAGGGATTTGCTATTGCTATGGCAATAGTATTTGGGT